GCTCTTGAAACATCCGCTGGTACCCAGTAACCAGATTCATCAAGAGCTAACGGTTGACCAAAAGATGCACTATGATTATCATTCATAGTCTGACTATAAATATGAAAACCTCTGGTTGTTTTATCAGTCGTAATTCCTGCAACAACAGGGCCATTAAAGAAATCTCCAGCATAAGTAAATTCAGGAGTTTCCATTAAGGTAACAATAAAATCCCGGAAGTCCTGTGGACTAATCTGCCCTGTTACATTGTCTGCCATCAAAGCTAAAATTTGTGCTCGTGTTCTTTGTGTATCTGCCATTGTTCCTCTCCTTTGTTTTTATTTTACAATTTTTATATTTTTAAATTTTAATCAAATCCCATATCAAAACCTGAATCTAATCCTCCTGTCGTATAATCAAAAGCAGGATTATAAAATGATTTTTCAAAACCATTATCAAAACCATTTTGATCAAAACCTGCACCAGATCCTCTTTCAAATCCAATACTAAAACCAAGTGAAAAGCCACCTGTTAAATATAATGCGCCTGAATATGGTGATGCATCGAATCCAGGGCCAAAAGCAAAATCAAATTCAGGGCCATCATAATCAAAAAGCAACGATGTATGACCTGGTTTATATTTATTTAACAAGCATATTAAAGAATTTGTGTCAACAATATATGAAAGTTGGTCACCACATTGGCTTGACCCGCAAGTAAAATATATAATTTCTCCGCCACCAAGAGTGATTGTTATTTTCCAATAAAATATATTTGTTTGTTCACCACATGAATCCCCCATCGCATGATATCCACACCAAAATGGAGAAAATTCAGTAATAGTAATTGTCCATCCTTGAGCGGCAGCAAGTTCAATATAATATGCTGGATTTTGTTGTCCTAATGCAATTAATTTACTATGGGCAATTCTTCTTCTTTCTGCAATTGTTAAATTATCTCCAGAACATTCATCCGGTAATCCTAAATCTATTTCATGATCAATCAATAGTTCAGTTGTTTTCTGGGTATCTCTTTCAGCAAGTAAATTATCAGACCTTAAATCAACACGAGCAAATTCTTCTGCGTTGCCATATAAAGTTTCTGTTAGAACAGATCCTTCTTCTCTATTCCAAGCTTTACCAGTTGGCAATAAAGATTGTAATAACCTAAGATAATCTAATGCTATTCTCGCCATTTAACCTACTTTAAATTTAATAATCCGAAAATGTAATTGTCCCTAATGTATGAACCTTATTTGTCGCCGCTGTTACATCAGCAATAGGAGAAGTTAAAGTATGATATTGTTCTCCTGTTGTAAGGCTAATGGTTTCATTAATTTCTGATAAATAAATTGTTTCGCCCGGCCCACCCTCTCTTTCAATCAAATCTGTTAAAGCATCTTCAACTGCTGCTCTTACAGCCGCAGAATTAGGATAAATTGATATTGAAAAATCAATAGATTGTTGTTCTAATGCAATCATAATTAACCCTGGTTCTGCCGTTACCGGGCATCCTACTGTTAATCCTGTTCCAGGATCTTCATGTTCCACAATATAAGCTCTAACTGTTGCCATCTGTGCTGCATTTGGGATTATAGAAGTATCATTATCACGAACAAAAGCAAGGCCAATTGTACCAATTCCCATATATTGAGGAAATGACCATGCCCGTGTAACCCCTGAAACTTCCAATGCCCAATCTTCATAATCAAAATAAGCACCCCCATGAGGGGGTTGCCTTTTTCTGAGGAGTACCCTTGTTCTTAATGCATCATCTGTTTCTTCTTCAGCCCCATCATAAATGCCATCCGCATCAACAGTTAATGAAGTACTTATTCCTGCAATTGGAGAAACAAAAGTTAATGTAATTGCAGGGTCATCATTAGCGTCTTCCTCAGCAGTGACGGCGGTAAAAGCAACTGTTCCAACACCACCGGCAATTGTTACATCTTCATCAGTTTCATATAAATTATCAGAAGTTGATGTTAATTGACTCCCTGCTGGAACTGTAACTCCTGTTGTCCCGGTAATTGCCCCTGAACCAACCGCTTGAACTGCTGCTATCCGTGAAATCCCATATTCAGAAGCAATTGCTTCAAGCCCTGCTTCATCTGCTGTTGATACAAATAATTGTCTTGCCTGATAATCTAAATATTCATAAAGCAAATGAAAAGCTCCAGCATTTACCCGTGCTATAACTCTTAAAACAGATCTTCTTAAAAGAGAAACAGCACCAGTAATTCTGGTTTGAAAATCTGTTGTTATTCTATCAACAATTTCCTGCAAAGTATTTCTGGTGAAGGGCATATCTAATATCCTTTAAAAATCCATTTCTATAGGGCTAATTCTTTGTATACAAGGAGATCTTTTAAAAAAGGTATCCTTATATACCTTTATGAGTTTCCTTCTTGCATAGACCATTGGTAATAATATTCCTCAGCTTGTGAATCACCATGTTTTCGATAAATCAAAACCTTTAATGCCAATATATCATTCCCTGGCGTTCCTTGTCTTTCTGCTTCGGCTTCCACACGAACCGCAACCCCGTCTTCGATCAACCACTGCAGACATTCTTCTGCGTATTTTTTTGCCTTTATTGGTACGTCCTCTGTTGTTTTTGCTCTCTCTAATAGCCATAATCTTGATCCTATTTGGTCATTGGGATAGGCACTTGTTAAATCACCCCACCATCCTCTACGATCTGAATTATCTGAATCAGGTAATTGATCATCTGGCCTTGCTCTTTTATCTGTAAACAAACTCATAATAACAGCAGTTTCAAGACCGGTTGACGCTTCTAAATCCTGACTACTTACATCAAAATTAAAATCACCAGAAATAATATCTCCAATTTCATTCTGCCATGTGATTCTTATGTCGTTTATTTCTTTTGACAATTTATATGCCTTTTACTCTTGTTGTAGCTTGATTTGCTTCTGAACCAACAACGGTTGGAACCCCTGTATTAGCCCCTCCACCTGTAACCCCTGAATGAACATGGGCATTAAATAAAGTAATAAATCTTGAATCTATAAGGGTTCTTAATGCTGCAAAATTAGCTCCACCCAAAGATACTTGAGGGGAATCAATAATATGTTCTGTTGCATTAGTATGTGTTTCTATTGGGGTTATTACAGTTTTACTTGTATCTAATGTTTCTATTTTTTGATCACCTTTAATATCAAATATTCTATTTCGTTTTAAATGAATCCTAAAATCTGATGAATCCTCATCTGTATAAATGGCAACTTCGCCTTCAACTAAATCTTTTGGTCGATATCTACGATCATGAACACAAAGAGCAATTCCATGACTTCTATTCCCATTTAAGAAAAATGCAGCAACTTCTGATTCAGTAAATGGATAAGACTCAAATCCATATTCCTGAAATCTTTCCATACCAGTTATTGTCTCATTATTTAATGCAATTACTTGTATTTTTTGTGTACCTTCAGAATTATCAATTGCCTTTAAAATAGCTCTTCCTAAAAGAAGAAATATTTTATTTTGTAATGGACGAATCAATCTTTTAAAATCATTTAATAACATATTAATTTATTTTAATCCCAATATTGAGATGCATCAAAATTAGTTGATATCTTTTCAGGTGTTAATACATCAAATGTTTTTGGATCAACAATTGTCATTCTTGTAACCGTTCCAGAAGAAGAATCAATATTAAAAGATAAAGCTGCAATTAATAATTCTTTATTTTTAATATCTAAAAACTTATCTTTTATTTGCACCATAGCATTTAAAGGCCAAACTTTTCCATTTGATTGTGTCCACCCTTGTACTTCATACTCAAGCCGTCTGGATTTCCCAGCATGCAAATTTGCTTCCCATTTAGCTCTTTCAATACATCTACCATCGTCACATTCAGTTTCAGTGAAAATAATAATTGGTCGATATCTTGTAATAATAGAATCAATTTTTTTACCGACAGACCCTGTATATGTCAAAACTGCTGTCTTGGCATCAGCCCCTATTCCTTGTCCTTTAACAATATAGGTTTGAAAACGATCTTTATTTGATTGTTCAAGATGACCTTTTTTTATATTCTTGCCTAATTCAAGAACATCATATGCTTTATTTTTAACACCCGCTCTTGTTAATGTTAATTTACCATCACCATAACTAATTGGCAAGATTGCTTTCATTTTACATAATTTAGCAATCAAATCAAAAGCCGTATCACCTTCATTTGCTTTAAAAGTATCCGGCCATTTTGAATTAGCTTCTACATTAACTGAAGAATGAACAACAACTGAAATATTAAAAGGTTTACAAATTTCTTTAATTATATTTGCTACAGATAATTTATCCCATTCATTCGCATCCCCATCAAAAGAACAATCAACTAAATCCCCTGTTTTATCTCTTCCACCAAACTGAATATTGTGAGTTGTTGCATCATAATCAATAGGAATATCTTCAATATACCCTGTTATAATTTTCTGTTTATTTATTTCAACTGTGCATTGATCTCCAAGTTTAATTTTCCATTTTGCAGATTGTCCCGGATAAATATCAGTTGCAGATAAACCAAATGCTCCAGAAAGATTAAACATAGACTTCTCAATAATAGCAGATGTCCAGCCTCCATATGCTTTCCCGTTTACTTTTAATATGATTTCGTTTTTATTCATTTAAAAGCTCAATTATTTTCCCGCCAGGTAAAAATCCAGGATGTTTTACAAACGGAATATTTCTTGCAAATATTTCTGCTTCTCTTCCTAAATCTTCATATTTATTATAAGCTACAACAAGGGTTGAAATAACATCAGCAGGTACTTGATAATCAACTATCTTTGCAAGTTCTGCTCCAATTCCTTTCATTGAATTAATAAATACTGGTCTTAATGAATCTAATGCTTCAAACGAAAGAGGATCTGAAATTGTAATATTATAATCATCATAGCCTTCATCGGCAGAATCCTCCCCAAGTTTTATTAATTGAGTATCAATTGCATCAACAACTGCATTCATCATTTCAACAGCGGAATTATAACTTGTATAATCAATTCTTATAGCTGTTTTTGCAGCTGTTAAAATTGCAGAATTTCTAACCATATTTACAATTGCAACAAGATTAGCAGATTGACGTGCTCTTGATTCCGTCGTTAATGGGACTGCTTCTATTGTTCCTCCATGAGTACTTGGGTTATCAATTCCTATATCTTCTCCATATCTATTTATTTCAAGAATAGATTTAACAATTGTTTTTCCAAAATTTTCAGGTATTTTATCAGGCCCGGATGTTGAACTTGTCATATATCCACTACTTGGGACAGAAGATTGTGTCCCAGACCACGGGCCAGAATTAAATCCACGAACCATAGTGCTACAAGCGCCAAATAATTGGCTAACAACAATATCACCATACATTCCGCCTAAACTTAAAAGACCATTAAACATTCCGATCATATTACTTGCAAGTCCACAGGTATCATTAATTGCATCAAGATCAATCCCAAGATATGTTTCAGATAAATAATCCAATGCTCTTGATATTTGTGCCGGTCCAGCCCCTTGTATTAATCGGGTAACTGAACGAATCATAGTATTTAATGATCCAATAGCAGTCATTATTGATATTGATGTATGACTTGGCATATTAGTTGGATCAAAAATACTTCCAAAACCATCGGCAGTATCATCCCATGATAAATCAATTGCATCATCAACAGCATTTTGGTAATCTAATGTTGTTGCTGGATATTGAGTATCATCGCCATAACCAACTAAATCAGATATTTTTGAAAATGTCATTGAAAACTGAGCTATTCCACCTGGGTGGAATGTTTCAGTTATTCTTGCCTTACCTACTAAACTAACAAGTTTCTCACCATAAAATGGATGAATTAATGTTCCAGATCCTGCTGTTTTTAATGCTTCAATTAAAGCATCTCTTTGAGCAAAATAATCAAAATCATTATCTTCGTTTTGAATTACATATCCATTAACCGTAAATTCATCAATATCTGCACCAAGATCTTCTATATAAGGTTCATCTTTTAATGGATATTGATGTGTAACGTTTCTACGGCCAACACTTGTATCTACATCACGAATAAAAAAAGTAGCTCCACGAAAAGAAGCCATCTTCCTTTGTGAATTTTTAGCATCAGCCCAAATTAGCGAATCCCGCCACGACATTAATGCGTTCTCCCTACATATCCAATAGTTGCCACCGAAGTTATTGCATCTCCCTTGACCTTTTTAACCTTTTCAACTGTTGCTATTGATCCAGAATCAGATGAGACTTTTATATGGACTTCATGCTGGGAATTATTTTCAGATCCTCCTTGCTGAACAGCCCCTGATGCAATATCTGCTCTTGTCTTTGCCGCTGCCATATTTTTTCTAATTGTTGCTTCGTCAGGGCCAATGCCAAGTTTGCTCATTCCAAAAATTGCCATATTGGATAATTTATCAAATATCTTTTGAACAGGATTGCTGAATATTT